TCATTAATAGAGTTTACCTCATCAGAATCCATATCTGATAAGATGTCTTGTACAATCTCAAGAAGAGTCATTTTAGCCATATACTACTCCGATAACCTAAGTGCAGTTAAACCTGCTTCTCGTACAATAATTGCTGTGCCTGAAGAAGTAGCATCACCTGCTGCATGAACAGATAAAACATCATTAGCTGAAACAGTTACAATACCTGAAGCACATAGTGAGATTAAATCTGCACCATTAGTATATTTACTTACTTTAAGGATTCTTGATCCTGGAGTACCATTAATAGCATATTTAAAATTATATACTGTACCTGTAGCTACGGATGCTGTTGTAAAAGCAACCCAAAAGTTAACCATATAAGTACCAGCTTCTGTCAAAGTAATAGTACCATCTGTACCATTAATTGTAAGCCCTTTGTATTCACCTGCAGTCCATTCAGAACCTGGATCTAATTTAGCGTATGCTGAACCTGAAGAAAGAGTTTGAGAGGTTACACCACCATCTATATACATATCAGCATACAACTTACCTGCTGGATATTGTAGGGTACCTGCACCTGCACCATTAGTTACATACACTTTATTAGCTACAGCTGTTAATGTACCTGCTGGCTTTTGATCTTGCCAACTACCACTACCAGTTCCATTAGCTACATATACTTGCTGTGTAAGAGCAGTAGAAGTACCTTTAGGTTCATGTATGTCTGGATCTGTAATTAATTTATGTTGTATCGTCATTTCTTTTCCTTAAAAAAAGGGAAGCCTCTGTCGTAGAAGCTCCCCTAGTCTATTACCTAGTTATTAAGGAGCAACTGGTAAGTATTGAACTACTAAACGAGCTTCGCCAGTTAGTAAGTCAGCTACTGAAGGAGTTACTACAACTTCACCAGCAGCAGCACCGATAGAAGCACCAACTAAGGCACCAGAACCAGTGATCAAACCTACAGCACCAATTGTATCTTGAGTAGCGTTAGCAGCAGTTACTAAACCGTCTAAGTCGATATCAGTACCATCAGCTTGCTCTAAACCTACTGTTAAATCAGTAGTAGTAGAAGTAGAAGTGAAAGCAGTAATGATTTCTAAACGAGCATTCAAAATCTTAGCGTAAGCTGGGATAGAATACTGAAGTTTATTAGTACCACCTGCAGGTAGATCGCTGTATGAGAATGTCCAAGCAGCTGTTTTAATTAGATCGTCATCTACTTGACCACCAAATTTCTGGTTAGTAGTACGAACACCATAGTGGTTTGCAACGCCACGTTTTGCATCAATTTCGAAAGTCATTTTATTTCCTTTTAATAATTAGATTTAAGATTTAGAGAAGAGGGTTACCTAAATAACCCCCTACCACTAATACTTAGTAAGTAGTACCACTAGTTAAGATAACACCTAGAGTATCTAAACGTTGAGCACCGAAGCCAAAACGTGAAGTTACTTGGAATTTATCAGCACGTTCTTCACTATCTCTCCAACCTTCTGTTACTGGGTTACGTCTCCATGCATGCATGATAGGTTTAGTGCTATCATCAGCAACACTCATAAATACGTTGGCAACGTCACCAATCTCAGCAGTATCATTAGCTAGACCATAAGCAGAAGCATTCAATGCCTCAGTAGCTGTTTTAACTGGCAAGTAGTTAGAAGTCCAGATATCAAAGCCCATGATGTTCTTAACGAATTTGTGATCACGAGAGAAACCTTCAGTAACGATACCTTCAAACATTGGGTTGTTTGATACGTTAACCAAGTTAGTCAAGCTATTTAAAGTAGCTTCAACGATTGGGTCAACAATAGCAATACGACCACCAGCAGGTACACCAGCTTTATCAAATGCTAGTTTCATAGCAATGAAATCTGATAGAGTCATAACACGAGTAGAAGCAGAAGCACCACCTGCAACCCAACGATGTGGACGACCATTTACTAAGTTTACGTTAGCTGCAGTTTGAGCAGTACCAGCTACGCCTAAGAAACGAGACTCATGGTTCTCACCTAGAGCACGAGTAGATTCCATAGCACGCATAGCCATCAATGAATCTACTTGTGAACCATCTTCACGTAGATCATCAGATACTTTCCAAGCATCACCAACGTAGTCAGTAATAGCTAAAGAGATAGTACCAGTATCAATTGGGTTAAATACTAATGGAGTATCTTCAGCTGCATCTTGAAGAGTTACAGTACCAACTGTTTTAATGTTAAGGTTTGTACCAGAACCGAAGTCAGATACATCTCTCCACATACCTTCAGGTAGTAAGTAGTCATGCAAGTTATCTAAAATAAATTGTGAGTATTGCTGTGCTTCAATAAAAGCAGTTGTGTTACTTGTTAATTGTGACATTTTGTTATTCCTTTTTGTTTAATTAAATATTAAGTATTTGCTGTTTGTTTAATCTTTTCGCCAGCTACTTTCCATGCAGATACCATATCTCTAGTTGTAGCTCCTTTAGGAACTCTAGATGTTAGATTAGCATTAGTTTGAGTATTACCTACACTTTGTGTATTAACAGTTCCCTGAGGGGTAGCTACAGGAGTAGACTGTTGGGTACCTAAACCAGCTAACTTTAGTACTGCTCCTGGGGAGCTTGCAGCTAAAGAGTTTAATTGCTGAACAGTTAAACCAGATTCCTTAGCAATAGTTAAATAAGCTTCTTCTGCTTTCTCTCCATACTTTTCAGTAAATTTAGAAACAACAGATCCTGCATTAGATTTAGCTACTCTAAGTTTTTCTTTATTATCCAATGTTTGTTCAACAATTTGAGATAATCTATTTTGATCAAAGTCTACTGCCTGAGGTGGTGCCTCTCTAGTTAGTCCTGATCTCACTTCTTGAAGTAGTTCTTCAGTAGTAGCTCTCTTACTTAATTCTTCTTTTACATTAGCTAACTCAGTCTCTAAAGTCTGAATGTGCTTTTGTGCATGAGGTACAGATTTAAGTGCATCTTCTACTGATTGATACTTCTTACCCGCTCCAACTAACTCAGAAGCTTCTGTCGGAATCTGAAATTGTGGTGCTTGGTTTACTACTGGTTCTTGATTTTCAGGGGTCTGATTATCAAAAATATTTTCATTACTCACTTGCCTTCTCCTTGGTCAGGTATTGCTTCTTTAAGCTTAGAATAAGCTCTTTGGATTCCTAATTGATAAGCTTGAAACTCAGACCAACTTGGCAAAGAGAAGTTATCTTCTGATAAAGTCTTACGTCTAGATAACTCAATCTGTTCTTCTAGATATTCTTTAAGTAAGATAAATACTTCTCTTTTAGTTAAATCTTTTGCTTTCTCTGATTTTAAATCCATAACTCTATTATAACATACAAATATACAAAAGTCAAGTCTTTTATTGAGGCATCAACATATCTTCTTCGACAGGAGTAGCCTGTTCTACTTGAAGAGTTTGTTGTACCTGATTAACTAACTTTTGAGTTTCAGCTTGCTCAAATACAGCTACGTTCTCTTGTATGAAGTCATACTGTTCAAAACCCATATACTCTTCTACCATTTGAGCTAATCGTTTAGCAGAAACATGAGGAGCAATCTGTTGACCTATAGGACTATTAAATACACCTAATAGATTTTGTACTAGTTGAGCTCTTGCTGCAAAGTGTCTTGCACCAATAGGACGTAGTTTACCTTTAGCAGTAATGTCATCTTTAGTAATAGATAAGAAATCAGCTACACCTAGATCAGTATCAATTACTTTTGCTATCTCTACTAAATCAATGTTACGTCTAGCTAATTCTAACATAGAATTAATAACAGGTTCAAGTAACTCTACTTCAAATTTATTTACCTTGTGTTGGAAGATTCTACCAGCAGCATTCTGAAGTTGTTGTACTTCAAAAGCAGTCTTTTCACCAGGAGATCTGATACCCATAGCTTCTTTGGGAGCACCTGCCATCTCTTCCATTATATTTAGTAAAGCTGCAATCTCATTGTTTACTTGGAAGGCAGCACTATTAGGAGCCATAGCTTCTACATCACCATCTTCTGGGATATGAATAGTAGCTTCAGGACCCCATTCAAAAGGCTCTACATCACCTCTAATTTTTAGTGGGGGATGGATTGTTAGATCTAAAGCGTCAGCCTTTAAGTTCTCTAAGTGATCTAAGCGATACTGTAGACCTACTAAGTTATCTAGAGGACCCATTGAATATAGGTTATCTGGACGATCTCTCCAACCTACATGATGCTTAGTATCTCTACCTAACCAAGAAGGATTCTCTATGTTTCTAATAACATAAGATCTATCTATGATTGTGATAATACGACGCTCATGTAGAGTATCATTTACTTCGTCATAGAGGTCACCTTCAAACTCTAGTATCTCTACTAGACCTGATTGATAGTACTCTTGAAGTGAGCCAAAGCCTTCGAATAAGTAAGCTTCTGCTTTATTAACATCTTCCATTTTAAAGGCAGAGATATTCTTACGAGCATTGATAGCCTTATCAAAAGCAGCTTTATCATAGTTAAGATCTGGACGAGTTAATAGATCTTTCTTTAGTTCACCTACTGTTTTAAGATAGCGTGTGAATTTAGGAGAGTCTTTAAATGAACTAGATGTAGGGTTAAATACAATATCAAAGGGAGAAACTCTCTCTAACTTAGGTCCTCTGTATGTAGTTACTTCTTCACCAGTTACTTGGTCTATGTGTTTTTTATCTACAAAAGTAACATCAGCAAATACATTACCATAGTCAATAAAGTCATATAGTAACTTAGATACTGTCTCTCTAAACTCAGACTCTCTTAGTTTAGTTTTAATGTAAGCTTCAATAGCAATACGTTTCTTAGCTGTAACTGCCTCTAGATTATAACCTTCCCACTTTAACCAGTTATCATTAGGAAACAAAGCAT